TTCGGGTTGGGTAGTAGACAACAAGGATGATTTTGATAAGGATGATGAGCGTAGGTGGGGCTTAATAGGGATCGACTGTACGGCTAGCAGCAAGCCTGCAGGAAGGGTGCTCGACAGGGATGAATCAGCAAAGGTCAGAGAAAAGTACCAAAAGCTTGACACTCTCTTCACAGTTGTCAGGATGGAGAGTAGGGTTGTGTCTCACAGGGTCAACAGAGATTCTTACAGGAAACAGATGATACTTGAAAATCGTGAACCAAAGATCTTTAAGAAGGAGTTTGACTCAATGGATCAATGGTTGAACTGCATCCAAGACTTGAATCAAAGCCAGATGGATGAGATACTTGATTACTACTCTGAAAACATTCCAGATGGTCAAGTGCAACTGAGAACAGGTCCAAGCCCTTCCAAGTGGATAGAGACAAACAAAGATAGGATAATTGAGGCACTTAGCAACAACAACGCATGCTCACAGAAACTCCTCAAAGAATTCAAAGAAAGGTGCCCCACATCACTCACGAAACACAGCTTGAGCTATTATGACAAAATATCCGAGTCATGTGACTGCAAATGGTCAATACCGTACCAAAGCCTTGAGCTGATGGGTCCTTCAAACATTCTATCAACAATTGAAGCTATTTACGATGACGGTTGCAGAGACAACGTTTTCATAATGTTCTATCATGCAATGAAATTCGGGCATTATGAGGATGATGAGTTTAAGTTGACCCGTGTGAAAGATAAGGTTGATGGCAATTTTGTTGACCTAGTTAGGTTCAAAAGAAAGAACGGGACAATTTTGGATTACCTCAAAGAGCAAAAGATTCATAGAGAAGAAGTTAGAGTTGATGGCGAGGAACTTGAAGCGAGGATGGAAAGGGTTGAAGAAATATTAGCATCTAGGGGAGAAGTTGATAGGTATTGCCTTGACATGATGACTTTAACAAAGAATGTTCATGAGGGTAGAGATAACAACAAATACAGCATATTCACGAGAAATCTCATGGAAAGTACTCTAAACTTCATCGGAACTACCAAGCTGACCGAGCTGTTTGGGACCATTCAGAGAGTTAATGCAGCCATAGCCTGCGGTATGAAGAAACACAAGTATACCAACAAGAGTGGATCAATATTAACTAGCGAGTGTGTGTTGTCAGTTGATTTAATACACGGCAGGAAGGGGCTAGTTATTTCAAATTCTAATTCCACAGAATACGAACAGAACGACAAAACCTGCTTCATCCTTGGTGCTTTCAAAGACTGGGAAATAGATGAGGTCGCTCGAAGGGGGACGTCTTGGAGGTCAAACTGGTTTTCAACTAGCCCAGCACAGTTGGATTGGAATGTTCTTATATTCCACAAGTACATTTCATACTCAACCATGATCTTTGAAAAGAGAGCTGTAGAGATGGGCAGTAAACTCTTGGAAACAATTGACGATAATTTCCTTAAGAAGAGCATCGTGATTCCGTCATTATATATGACAGTGAATAGTAGCAAATTTTCTCAGTGTTCTGAGTCAGTGAGGTATGCATTTGTTAATGCTACAGGAATCAGTGTTGGCACGGAAGATCTCTACAAGAAGTTAGACTGGTATCTGCCCAAAATAAGAACTAGTTTAGAAGCACTTTATTTCTTTAGAATGTTGAAAATGACTGCACTGACCGAGCTACTTTCGAACAACGGCATGAAATCTAGTTTGATGTCAGAATTTGCAGTCAGGTCCAACGAGGAATTGCCTGATGGGATGAGGACGGGAAAGGGCTGGTTAATAGCATTCCCTCATGAAAAGAAACATAACTGTTCTGATCAAAGTGCCTTCAATTCCATGTATGTGTGCAAGATGTTGACCGTCCAACGCTATACGAAAACAGCTAGTGAAGCGCAAGTTTTGAGGAAAGAAATGGCAAACAACAAATTGTTCCATCAGTCTCTCAATTCTGAAGATAACTGGATAATGAGGAATACAATTGCTCCAAACTCAGCCTCAGAACTAGTTGAGCGCTTCAGATACCATATTCCTGTGGATGGTGGCATTTATAAATCTGATGTCATGTCAGTAGTTGCGTCAGTTGTTGCTGGGTTGTTCAGGAAGATGAGATTGGCGTCCGTAGAGCAGACTGTTTTAGTGAAAGATTTTCTGAAGAAATACAATGCCCACAATTGCTTGAGGAATGCTGATGTTTCCAAAATAGCAAATAACAGGGGATCCGTAGCAGCTTGTGGAAAAACTGGAGTTTCTGTTTATAAGGAAGAAACAGTGAAAGTTGGGAACAAATCAATGCACAAAACTCACAACCAAAATGCAAAGGGCTACCAGACGGTTCTACGGAATTTCTATGATTTCCAAAACAAGACCAACCCAGATGCAGATGCGAACATAAACAGCCTGAAAACGGTTGAGGTTGGGACTACTGAAAAGGAGAGTCTGCTGCCTAGTATGCTTGATGACTTGTCAAAGATGTCAACTAATGCAATGCCTGTTGTTATCTACAACTTATCTCTTCAAAGGCTCTGTGTTGCTAAGATGGTGCATAAAGATCAGATAGGGCCCAGGGAGATAGCCGTGCTTAATAGCGTCTTGAGAATGAACGCATTCACCTTAGAAGAAATTGCCAGACACATAAGGAATGTCAACCATTCCTTGGGTGATTACACAAACCTGATTGAGTACAGAGAAAAGGATGAAGTCATTGCAAATGAGTATGAAAATATGAAGAAACTTAGACTTTCAGGTGAGAGAGTAGTTAATGACAATGCAGACTGTTCTCAGTGGGGACCATCTATGATGAGCTATGTACTATGCATGACCGTTGCTTCTAGGATGAGAGGTTGTCAGCGAGACCTTGTGATTGAACTCTTCAAGCAGTTTTCTGTTAAGGTTTTCAAACTCCCAGACAATCTAAAAAGAGCCATGGACAAAGATCAGAACAGGGCAGGGAACAATGAGTACTCTAAATCAATCTTAGAATTAGACGAGTTGAATGAGGGAATAAGTGAGTATCCTTCTGCTAGTGCTATGAACCAGATTCTCTTCTCTTTTCAGGGTATGTTCCAAGGAGTTTTGGGCAACTGCTCATCTGAGCTAGCAGCTGATGTTTTGATCCTATCAGAAGAAGTTCACTCTAGGAAGTTAAAAATAAAGGTCAAATCGTTTGACACTTCAGATGACTATGTTAGGATATTGCGGCTCAATTCAGATGATGATGTTGGTGTCTACAAGCTCATATCTGTCTCTGCTTACATTCATGATTATATCGGCAAATCCATTGGGATTAAAAGGAATATGTACAAAAGCAATTTCACAGAGCATATGCTTGAATTCAATTCTGTATTTAGAACAAACAGAGGAACCTTCAATCCTGATATAAAAAGCAGGTTGTCTTTTATAGACATAAGTACTGATTATGATTGGTCTATGTCTTCTATGAGGTGCTACACAACAGCTGTTGATTACCTGAGAAATGAGGGGTCAGTGGTTGGTTCAACTTGGGTACAGCTTGTTAACACTCATTTAGACCTAATAGTAACAGGTAGAATCACCAAATTTAGACAGTCACCTGAAATAATGTTTAGGATTCCCTTAGAACTCGGCGGGATAGTAAGGATATGTCCTGTTTCAAACTCTGTCTGTCCTCAATTTATGATACTCAAGCAAAATTATGATCTCTTTGGAACCCTTGACACTCCCACAGCACTAAAGCTCATGATAAATTCAAACTCTCATGAACCAAGTGAGGAGATCCAGTTGGAGGATGACAAAAGTTTAAAGATAAATTCAATCTCAAGGAGTGGTTGTGTATGCCTGCCATCTAGATATCCAAGAGCATTCAGATCCATAGATGAGTTCTTGTCAGGTGTCAATGAAGAGCTTTATATCCCGCTGAGCAAATTTGGTTTCAAAAGGTCAATGCTTGCTGTTCTGATGACATGCTCATCTCGTGAGTCAAAGACTGCAGATCATCCATCGGCAGCTACTAGATTTTGTGTTCCTCAAACTCCCGACAGTGCGAAGCTTTACAAATTGAACTCAGTGATGATGAATTACTTGTCTGAAAAAGCTGGAATTGAAGAGAAAAATGCTAAAGTTAGCAGGGACCAGATCCTCAATGATTTGTGCAATGAATACATGATCGGGTTTCAAAATTCTTACTTGGAGTTCACCAAAGGCTTGGATTACACTGTAGACATTGACCAGGAAAAAGCCTTCTCATTTGAAGCTTCATTAAATGAGACTTTTGATTCCATATCGCCCATAGGTGAAAACTTCAAGATCACCTTTATAAATAAACACGCTTTCAAGAGAGTTTACAGAGAAGATTTTGTTCTATCTTACAACACAATCAGCACAACAGTTGATAGGGAGAAACTAAAATACTTACCAACATGCTTTGGTGGCCACAGCTCAATAAAACCCCACAAATTTTTGTCTTATGAAATAGTTCTCCAGAACAGGCTGAAAAAGATGACCTTGGTTGATGGAACCTTTAGGCTTTGTTTGATGAGTAAAGACCAGTCTTTTGATCTCTCTGTGAACATAGTTAGATCAAATTACATTGAGGGTGGTAGATTGGAAGCAAACTGCATAAAGCTGTCTGGGTTCACTAACAATGTGACATCAAAGATGCTCTCATACCTTTTTGATGAAGAAAGCCTGCTCAAAAATATTAGAGATGATGAAAGACTAACATCTAGAGAAGTTTGCTTCTTCAAGCCTGCTAGTAGGGTGAATTTGTCTTGGGTTTTCGAAGATGTCTTCACTTGCAAGAACTTTGACGATAGAACACAGTTTGTTGATGCTGTAATAAAACTTAAATCATACCAAGACAGGCGAGCTTATGAGGATAAAAAATACAATCCTATCTATTCCATACATGTGAAAGAGATGAGGTTGCCATCGAATGTTGTAAAATACAGAGGAAAATCATTCACAGGCATAGAGTACAACCTAGGGAAACAGAATGGAACCACTATGTACAGTCTTGTGTCCATACAGAAAGGAAAGGACAAAGGTAAGGAGAGCTGGGTTCAGTATTTGACAATTTTTAACCCTAAGATCTCAAAGGACAACATAGATGTTGTGAAATTTCAATCTGATGAAGTTGTGGTTTTCAATGCGTTTGATAGGGATGAAATAAGCGTCGTGATAGAAAATTTTAATGGTCATTATTTTCTCTGTGCAAAAGCTAACAATAAGTCAAAGCCACATCCAATAATTCATCTGTGCTACTCAGCA